CCTGGTTCGCAAATGATACAAATAGCGGGAATATCAGTTTTAAGCCCGATAGACCATTTTATAAAAGAGCGATTGCACATAAAGTACTATATACGATATATGGACGACTTTATACTACTACACGAAAGCGCGCAGTACTTAGAATACTGCAAGCAGGAGATAGACAAGCACTTACGCGTTATGGGCTTTGAGTTTAACCCGAAGAAAACACACGTATATAGCGTAGGTAAGTGTATACCATTTTTAGGCTTTAACTTTAAGCTGGACGACAAAGGCAAAGTAATAATGCTACTTAAATCGGACAACGTGAAAAGAGAGCGTAAAAAGCTGCAAAGGCTTGTTAATAAATGCAAGCGCGGCGAGATAACAAAAGAGAAAGTAAACGTATGTTATGCAGGCTGGCGGGTGCACGCAGAAAAAGGCGACAGCACGCACTTACTCGACAGAATGGATAAATACTATAAAGACCTATGGAAAGGGGCGAAATAATGATTTTTGAGAAGTTAAAAACCAGCGTTAAAGAGCAGCGAGAAAATGAGCGCTTAAAAGCAACAGTACAGGAGCAGGCGGCACTACTCGAGTATGTAGCAACTATGGCAGATGTTGACTTACCAACGCTGGCGGCAGAGGACACAGAGCATACGGAAAGCGAGGCGGCAGAGAATGAGTAAAGCGGCAAAGAGATACAAGAGCTATTACGTAGCAGGCTGGTATAACGAGGAAATGCTTAAAAACCTCGTAGGCAAGGGGAAATTAACACCAGAAGAGTACAAGGAAATCACAGGCGACGACTACACAGAAAAAGAGGACGACGCCGAAGCATAAGAGATTAACAAAAGAGTTGCACGAAAGAAAAAATAAAAGGCGCGGCAGCGCGGAAAGGCGAAAAGATGAAAGTAAAAATTTGTGCAACTATTGGAGCGCTCGGCGGGGCTATTGCTGCTTTGCTGGGCGGCTGGACTACATCACTTGCAACACTCGTAGCTTTTATGATTATTGATTATATTAGCGGGGTAATTGTAGCGGGAGTATTCCACAAGAGTAAAAAGACAGAAAGCGGCAGCTTAAAGAGCGTAGCAGGAGCAAAGGGACTTTGCAAAAAGGGTATGATTTTGCTATGCGTCTTAATTGCATACCGCTTAGACCTTGCGACAGGAGTAGATTACATACGCGAGGCTGTAATTATCGGCTTTATGTCCAACGAGCTTATAAGCATTGTAGAAAATGCGGGGCTTATGGGCGTGCCTATGCCAGCAGCTATTACTAAGGCTATCGACGTATTACAGAGCAAAGGTAAGAAAGAGTAAAAGCGATTAACTAAAGAAATATACAAAAGAGTTTTACCCAAGAAAGCTATTAACACGGGCTTATAAAGAAAGGTAAAACCATTATGAACAAACAGGAATTTTTACAGTTAATCGTACCACTTGCACAGGCAGAGGCAAAAAGAAGAAAGGACGCAGGCACAGGCTTTGTACTTCCTAGCGTGTGTATCGGACAGGCAGCATTAGAGACAGGCTGGGGCGGCTCTAGCCTTATGACTAAGGCTAACGCATTTTTCGGCATTAAGGCTACTGCGAGCTGGGGCGGCAAAGTGTTTAGCTCAAAAACGCAGGAGTGCTACGACAATGTTAATTACACAACTATTACAGCAGCATTTAGAGCGTACGACACACCAGCAGACAGCGTAAAGGACTATTACGACCTTATTACAAGCAGCACACGTTACGCAGCCGCAGTAAATGTAACAGACGCACGTACAGCTATTACAGCTATTAAAGAGGGCGGCTACGCTACAAGTCCTACATACGTAACAAATGTTATGGCGGTCATTGACGGCAACAACTTAACACAGTACGATAATGTAGTAACAGGAAATGCAGAACCACAGCCAGCGGAAAGCAAGAGCGCCGAAGAACTGGCAGACGAGATTATTAACGGAGTATGGGGAAATAACCCAGAACGCCGCGAGAATATCACAGCACAGTACGGCGCAGAGGCGTACGAAGCAGCGCAGGCAATCGTAAATCAGAGAGCAGGAGCGACAGAACCAGCAAAGCCAAGTAAGAGCACCGAAGAGCTGGCACAGGAGATTATTAACGGAGTATGGGGAAATAACCCAGAACGCCGCGAGAATATCACAGCACAGTACGGAGCGGCAGCGTATGAGGCAGCACAGGCACGCGTAAACGAAATTATGGGCGTAGGCTCTACCATTAAGAGTAAAACAGCCGAAGAGCTGGCAGACGAGATTATTAGGGGCGAGTGGGGCAGCAACCCAGAACGCCGCGAGAATATCACAGCCAAGTACGGGGCAGACGCTTACAGAGCAGCGCAGGCAATCGTAAACGAGCGTATGGGGTAAGCATATGGCGGCTACAGCTATGGGAGAAATCGAAGCACAGCAGATTATAACAGCAAATGCAGCCTGCCAGATTGTAGGCGGCTGCGATTTGTGCCCGTTCTTTAAAGAGGACGCAGAGCGTACAAGAGAGCGCGGAAAGTGTCAAGAGGCTATTAACGCAGAGAGCGTTAGAGAGGCACTTATAACGCTACGAGGACAGCTTAGCGAGTAAGTACAGAATAGCACCGCTGCGGCTGGGTAATAGGCACGTAACACGCAAAAGGGCTTGTAAACCCAGTAAATAGAGGGGCTACAGTTTCGATTCAGGAAGCAGCTGATAACGGCAAGTTCTAATTGTAAAAGTTTAAAAACATGCATAAAAGCCGCAGTTCCGAGGGATTGCGGCTTTTTTACGTGCGTATGGCATCAATAATGAAATACCCTAGAATATA